CGTCGAGCCGCGGAACAGCGCCATCTTCATTCGGGTCGTCTCGATGGCACGCGACAACGTGACACGGACACTTGCCGCGAACGTGAACACCGCGGTGACACCACGCTCCAACATCGCGACCGCGAACTGAACGACACCGGACTTCGCGATGAGGAACGTGATAGCCATCTTGCGGATGACGCGGGCGAACACCTCGACACCGTCGGACGTGCGATGCATGCCACGCATAAGACTGGTCAGAGCGTCGATGAACACGACCGCGATGTCGGTTACGACCTGACCCACCGACGTGACGACGGACATGATGGAACCGCCGAACTGCGCCAACTCGGCGAACAGCGGCTGCATCACGTTGAACAACTCACCGAGCGATTCACGCACCCGCTCGTTCGTCATGATGAACACACCGAACGCTGCGATAGGTCCGGGCAACAGGCCGGAGAACTTCTCGAACGCTGTACCCGCGGTCAACGCCTTGACGGCAGAGCCACCAATAGCAACACCCAACGCGGACAGCAACGGGATTGCAGGCTGGATAGTACCGATGAACCTGCGTACCTGACCTTCCGACACCGACACGCTGTTCACGAACTCGGTCATGTAACGGGCAGCCGACTGCAACGGCAGCATGAACTGGTCGATGATTACCGTAAGGCCACGAACTACCTCGATGAGACCGCCGTACTTCATCTCAATCTCGCCGGTGGCCTTGTTCAACTTCGGAGTGATGTTGACCGCCTCCGCGAACCCCTTGACCAACTTGTACGTCTCCAGAACCATCGGGGCGAACCCGTGCGTGATGGTGCGACCGAACGCAACCTGAATGTTCTGAAGGACACGGGGATACGAACGGAGAACCTTGCCAGCCTCCAGCATGGCCTCCTCGTACGCGCCAGCGACGGCCTCGCCCTCCTTCATAATCATGTTGATAATGGCCTGCTGACGCTGCGCCGGAGTCAACGCGGTCGCGACGACACCCAACTCCGCGGCGTAGTCGGCGTACGCCCTACCGGCCATTCCGACGACACCGGCGTTCCGCAGAACGAGACTGTTACCAGTCATGATGCCGTGGATGAGACGGTTCAACGTTGCGGTGCTGTTGGCCTGCGACACCACGGCCAAGTCCTGCGCGACGCGGGCCAACTTGGCGGCCTGCGCCATGTCGAGGTTGTTCTGTGCGAACTTCACAGCAATCTGACGAGCAGAGGCCATCTCAATGCCCATGGCCTCGATAGCCCGAGCAGCGTCGACTATCTCCCTATGCGACTTGCCGGTTGCGCGAGCGACCGCGGCAAGGGTTCGGTCTAACTCGGACACCGCTGCCGCCGCTTGGAACGACTTGCGTGCGTACAGGGCAAGACCTACAGCGCCAGTCGCAACGACCGCGCCGAGAACCTTGGACTGCGCCCGCGTCTGCCCGAGGACGCTGTTGAACTGCTGCGCCGCCGCCGACGCTTGATTCATACCAGCGACGAACGGCCGTGCGTTGGCTACCAGCCTTGCGCGAACCTCGGTGTCCATCGCTACCTACGCTTTCTTGCCTGTTCCTGCTCCCACACTCGCAACTTCTCCAACTCAATCCAATCCGTCAACTCCGACGAAGAGAGAGGGCGGTGGCTGGGCGAACCGTGAAGCAACTCGTCAACGGTCCGCCCGAGCCGTTCCGCCAACTCCATCAGGAACCGTCGTTCGGGCTGACGGAGAAGTCTCCCCCCGAAGCATCACGCGCCTCCACGGACATGCCCGACAGACGCATGGCGACCTGCACCACACGCTCGATGGCGAGACCGTTCTTCTCACCGAGCGCCGGACGGTCCTCCTCGCCGAACACGCGCTCGCCCGTCTCGGGGTCGAACGTGCAGGCGATGACGAGCGACGGGAACAGCAGCGACGTGTTCACGCTGCCGCCCTCCGCGGCCGCGTCCATCAGGGACGTGCGGTCCGCGGCGGACATGCCACGAACCTCGACGGTGACATCCCATTCGGGAATCTCCACCATCTCGGAAGTCAGGTCGTTCGCGGACAGGATGCGGTCACGGAGAGACACGGATGCTCCTTGGGGACACGGGGGTCACGGACGTTATTCGGTTGTGAATCAGAAGGTGCCGCGAGTGACAGCGCCGGTGACCTGAAGGTCGCACGAGAACGTGACGACATCGGCGACCGGAGCGGACACCTCGTAGTTGGTGACGAGAGCCTCGCCCGAGTACTTGATGGCACCCGACGCGGAACCGGCAGGGCCGTACTCGAACGACACCGACGTGATGCTGCCAGCCGACAGGTTGTCGATGTCGGACTGAATCAGCGCGTCGACCGTCGGGTCGAACTTGCCCGACAGGGTGACGGTCGCGTCCCGAAGGCCGACGACGTACGTCTTCGCGCCGCCCGTCGACTGGAACGTGGTGGTCTCACCCGTCTCGACGGTCTGGGGGAACCCGACCTCGTCGAGGTAGGTGCTGATGTCGGTGAGCGACCCGCTGCTGTCGTCGAGCGAGAACGCGGCACCCTTACCGTGGGAGAACGCCATGGGATTACCTCCGTGCGATGGCGACGTTGATGGTCGCGGAGCCGGACGACCCAGCGACGGTGTAGTCGGCACGGACGTAACGGTTGACCGTGCCGGTTACGGTCTTGGACTCTGCGGTCGTCGTCGAAGCGGTGACCGCCGTGAACGTGACAAGGTCCGCCCACGACAGGTTGTCGGCGGAGTGCTGGACCTTGACCGTGATTGCACCGTCGCGGTCGTTCGCCGTGACGTGAAGATGCGCCAACGCACCGTTGGATGTCGACGCGCCGTTGTCCGCCGCGGTGACGGACGACGTTGACGAGACGGCCGAGCCGTCCGTAAGCAGGATGCCACGCTCGATGGCGTTGTCCGACTGGATGTCGGTCGTGACCGATACCACGTCCGCGACCGGCGAACTCACCTCGTAGGTGCCGGTGTGCGCGTCGACGAGGTACGCGACCACCCCGACCGCCGGAGCCGCAGGCGACAGCGTGGCGGTGTCCTTCGTGTCCGACGAGATGGACGCGGCCAGTACTTCGTCGATTGCGTCGGCCGACCCGTCGAACAGGCCGGACAGCGACGCGGTGCCGTCACGCAGCCCGACGACGAACGTCTTGGCATCGGACTTGAACGTCGTGGTCTCGCCGGTCTCGATGGCCTGCGTGACACCCAACTCGTTCAGGTACGACGACAGGTCGTTGTCGGCGAACAGGACCGTTGCGGACTTTCCGTGGATGAACGCCATCAGTCGTCCTCCCCTTCGCTGAACTCACCGACCACCGGACGGTTCGACTTGACGCGCTGGTCGACCAACTCGATGTAGCCCTGCTCGCGCAACCACTTGACGCTCTTCGCAGGCAGGTCAGATACGAGGTCGCCAGCCTCCGCACGACGGGACGGCGGATACGAGATTCCCGTCAGGACTCGGTAGGTCGCCACGATGCTCCTCGGACACAGAGCGACCCCGTCCCGACGGGCGCACATGGCGACTATGCCGGTCGAGGGTCACGGTGGACACGTCGAGGGAATCGTAACAGCGTCAACTCGTTCGGCCCACAGAACAGCGAAGCGCCCCCCGCAGGGGACGCTCCGGCTGGCCGTTCTGGTCAGGCGGCGACCTTGTCCTTGACCATGAAGGCGTACGTCTGAATGTGGTGGACGGTCGGCTCGTCACGCTCGCCGGTGCTGCCCTCGCCAATCTTGACACCGCCGTACAGCGAGGGCAGGTAGTCGTAGGTCAGCCGACCGGCCAGCAGCGCGTTGACGTAGTACGCCTCCTCCAGCGTGTCGACCTTCTCACCGTGGACCGTCGTGAACGTGACGGGGTAGTCGCCCGCCTCCACCTCGATGATGGAGTACCACGCAGCGGTCTCGTACCCGCGGCGGAACTCCCTCTTCTCGTCGACGCGGAAGACCCACTCGCCCTGCTCGTTCTTCTGGAATCCCATCAGTCCTGCTCCTCTCCGTCGTCGTCCTGCATGGCCTCGACCTCGTGGTCGAGCATGTCGTCCCAGCCCAGCGTCGGGCCTCCGAACTGAAGCATCCCCATCACTCGTCCTCCTTGTCCGCGGCAGGGTCGTGGTTCAGAATCCGGTCGACGGCCTTCTGCGCCTTCTGCGCGGCCTTGATGACCAGCGACCGGTCGTCCTTCAGGGTGCGGAGCCACGACTGGACGTACGCCGCGCTGTTGTCGAGGTTGATGGTCACGCCGGTGTGGGCGGCGAGCAGCGCCGACCCCATCTCCGCGACCAACTCCTCCTCCGCGTAGGACTTGCAGCCGAACGAGCCGGAGCCGCCGGTGGCCGTGAACCGGTTGCACCGCGTCGGGTGGCCCGTGCTGTGCGTCAACTCGTGGAACAGCGTCTCCGCGTAGCCCTCGCTGCTGTCGAACTGCTCGCGCTTGGGCAGGGTCACACGGTCCTCCGACGGGACGTAGAACGCACGGCCCTGCGCGGCGTAGGTCAGCGTCGGGCCGTCGACGTAGCCGTCGACGACGGTGTCGAGCGCCTCGTCGAACTCGACCGGCTCGCGCTCCTTGGTGAACCGCGGCGGCAGGGTCAGGCCGTCGGCCTGCTCGACGTTGAACACGTTGTAGTAGCGGAGCAGGGGGAACCGACGGACCACGTCCTCGCCGTCGACACGGTCCTCGCGCTTGACGATGTTCCAGAACACGATGGCGGTCGACTTCTCGCCCTTGCGGACCTGACCGCCCAGCGCGCCAATCTGCTTGTAGGTGGCCCACAGCGGCGACGTGTACTCGTGGTCGGCGGTGGCCGACGCGAGGATGAGTGTGTTGATGCCGCGGTAGACCTTGCCGGTCGACAGCGACGTGGGCAGGTACCCGTCGGTGGTCCACGGGCGCGTCCACGGGGCGACCCCGGCCTCCAGCCGGTCGATGATGCCCTGCGTGACCTTCTCTTCGATGGCGGTGCGGTCCAAGGTGTGCCTCCTGCGAATCGACTGGGTGAATCGTACCGTACTTCGGCGGACCTGTCAAGTCACAGGTTGGAATCGAACTCGGCTACTTCGGCTGGTCTGGCCGCCCGTACGACAGCATCTGTACATCTTGCAGCCGGTCGGTCGGCGTGGTCACCCACGTCAGCACCCCAGCCTCCGACACCTCGCCCGCCCGATACCGCCACCAATCGGACCCGCCGTCCAACGCCGGAGCCTGCACCCACACGCAGCCGCCCCAATCCGCGATGGCGAGATGGTGGTAGTGGCCGGTGCAGAGCAGGTCGCTCGCCCCGACCGGCTGCTTCCCAGCCGCCTGCTGCTCGTACCACCGCTTCAACTTCGCCGACGGCGCACCCGACCCCCGAGCCGCATGCCCATGGGTCACGCCGACAATCCATCCGCACACGTCGACCGTGACCGACAGGTTCTCCCT